ATTATCAAATTATATTGGTAGTCCGGAAGATTTTATTTATCTTGTGAATGAGTATTTTGGTATAGAGGAGTTGAAGCAAAGATTGGTTGAGAATTTATTAAAAGCTGATGGACGGTATATATTGAACCACTATGGTCGTCCTATCTTTTGTGAAGACACCAAGCCTTATGCGCTTTTAAATTATTATGTTCAATCAACGGCAGTTGATGTAGCGATGATGGGATTTATGAATATTATAAATCGGTTGAAAGAATATCAATTGACGGATATGATAAAACCAGTTTTCATATTACATGATGCATTGATATTAGATATTCATGAAGACGCATATCATATAGTTCCCAAAATAGAAAAATTGGGTTCTAAAAACATCAAAAAATTTGAAAATGTAGATTTTTATTTAAGATCGGAGTAAGATTGAATATGTTGAGTCTATTTAACTGCTGGACATGCGATAGGAGGTTAGCCCCAGGGGAAGTATCGGAAGAATATTTCTTTTGGTGTAATAAAGAGTGTTATGATAAAGATGATAGATACCACAATAGACAGCAAAATAGAGAAGAAGTTGCAAGATCAAAACCAGAGATTACAAGTCAAGCTCCAACAAATGAGAAAGAGCAAAGAAAACTTAGAATACGTGAGACTCTTGCTAAAATCAATGGAAAAAATAAAAGTTGAATACATTGATAATGAAAAGAAATCTGAGGAAAACTAAAAATGACTGCTATATCCACGCCGGTTATAGTATTTCCGGTTAAAGTATCTGAGGGATTTAAGCCAGCTTCTGTATCACATTTAAAAGCTGATGGAAAGCCTTGTCCTTGTCAACAATCTCCGTATAAGCCTTTATGGGGAGCTGGTTTTAGAGCCAAGCGTGGGGATTTTGATCATGCGGCGGTAGATATAATGGCGGCTGAGGGGACTCCGATATTAGCTCCTTGTGATGGGACTATAGCCATTTCATATCGTTTAAAAATGGATAATGTAATGAGGGAACAGCCAGGGGTAGGAACTGGAGTTAAAGCTGGAAATTATTTTTTATTAATTTCTAAAGATAGTAATTGGTTATGGTATGGTTGTCATTTGATGCAACCATCGCATTTAAAGCCTGGTGATGTAGTTAAGGCTGGAGATTTGCTTGGATATGTAGGAGCTACTGGTAATGCTAAGACCAAGAATGGCAGGGGATGTCCGCATTTACATTTAGCGTTAACGGCTCTTACAAAGGAAGCCAAGGCGGCTGTTAAAAAAGATGGTGTAGATCATAATGCTGCTGGAAAAGTGGATCCGGTTCCTTATTTAAAGCCTCTTGAACCAAAGTGAGAAAGAAATAAAAATATGAAAAAGAGATTTTCTTGTTATCATAGGGGTAAAGGTAAATTTTGTCATAGGTGTCGTCAAGCAGAGGCTTTAGAAGCTCGTATAGAGGTTTTAAAAGTTTCTAAGGACAAAGCTGCTAAGGAACAGATAAAGGCTCTTACAGAGGAAGCTAAACGTCTTAGAACTGAAGGTAAGGGTGGTTCTTCAACATCATATGATGAACCTGAGAAGACTGTTGAGTGAAAGAAAGTTATTCATAATGGTTTAATGATAAAATGATTTATCATAGACTTGAGTTATGAATAAGAAAAATGAAAATGATCAAGAATTGATTTTGAAGCGTGTTCAAGAGAATTGGGCTACGTTGAAGGGTCTTATTAATCGTATAGAGAGTGCTGAGATTCGTGCGTCGTCTAATGAATTATGTGATGATTTGCATGATAGATTTGCTGTAGCGCCTGCATCAACCAAATTGGAATATGTTGGATGTTTTGTTGGTGGATTGGTTTGGCATTCTTTAAATGTTCTTCGTATTATGAAAAATTTACGAAGTTCATTAGATTTGGAACGTGTTATAAGTGCGGATAGTTTAATTGTTTTGAGTTTATTTCATGATATTGGTAAACTTGGTAATGAGGATGAGGATTATTATTTACCGCAGCGTAGTGAATGGCATCGTGATAAATTGGGACAATTGTATGAGATCAATGAGGAATTGAATAATGTTAGTGTTCCGATACGTAGTTTATGGTGGATGAATCGTTATGGTATATTGTTGAGTGAAAATGAATTATATGCTATTCAATCGTTATCTGTGAGATCTGGGGAACAAATAAGTTTTAGTCTATCATTGAGGGATCCTTGGGAAGCTTATTTATTGCAGAGTGCGGTTAGGGGTGCGTGTATAAAACACAAGGGAATAACCAGTTTAACTCAAACAGTTTAATTTAATAGAAAGAAGAACGCCGCCCTGATTGATTTCGGAGCGGCGTTTAAACTTATATATCAACTAAAGTTAATCAACCTCGAACCCGCCGATTAAAACCTCTATATAGACGTTTTTGCCATTCTTCATTTTCTTCACGGTCACGACGATATCGTTCCGCTGCATCTGGGTTGGCTGCTCGGTATTCGGGACTGTCACGTTCAAGAGCTCTACGATCCCTCTCGTTCGCCGCTGCGATGAGCTCCTCGCTCGGCTCCTCGCCCTGGATGGCGGCTTCGAGATCTTCTTCTGAATATTCCCTTGTTATTTCTTCAACTTGTTCACGAATAAGTTGCTTAAGTTGTTTTAATGAAATTCTCATTTTATATTCCTTTCTCTTATAAGAGATTTGTTTTCTTTAAATATTGCTTAGATACCAATATTCTTTTTTTTTAATTTGGTTTATCTTTAAATGTTCTTGATGTAGATTAAAGCAATAGAGACAAATAAACGGTTCTGTATTATAATTAAATGCAGAGGTTATTATAAGTTTTTTTTCCGATGGTGGATTTCATGACTTATATTTTCCTCTGCGTTATTAAAGACCCAATGGGCGATATAGGTGAAAAATATGTATAATTTGGATGCTATTAAGGCAAAGATCAATCAACTATCTGGAGTTCGTGGTTCAACAACTGGTCAGAAAGTAGAGAAAGCAAAGATTAATTGGTGGAAGCCGCAGCTTGGACAGCATGACATTCGCTTTCTTCCATATCAAGATCGTAATGGTCAGCCTTTTCATGAGGTAAGTTATTATGACAGTCGTCTTCTATCAGAACGCCGATTTGTAGCCGGTTGTCAATTTGAAGATACAGTAGATCCAGTATTTAATCTTCTTACAGAACTTAAAAAGGATCGTAGTAAAGAAGCTTGGCAGCTTTGGCGCAATCTTCAACCCAAAGAGCGTTATTATGCTCCAGTTCTTGTTCGTGGTGAAGAGGAAAAGGGCGTTCAACTTTGGGAACTAAACAGTAAACTCGTAAAAGATATCTATAGTGTTCTTGCTCATCCAGATTATAAGGATGAAAATCTTATGGATCCAGAAACTGGATATGATTTTACTGTAACTGTATCTCCAACTGACAAGACTTTTGCTGGTAATCCAGTTAAGGACATTAAGCTTCAGCCACGTCGTAAGCCTACACCTCTTACCAAGAATGCTGAGACTTCTGAGAAGATTTTGGCTGGGATTCCGAATCTTGAGGCATATTTTAAGGCTCAAGTAAAGAGTGAGGAGGAGCTTAAGACGATGTTGGAGAATTTCCTTGCTGGTAATGGTTCATCTACTGAGGTATCTGAGGATGATGAGACTGTTGAGGAGGTAAAGGACAAGTCGGTATCTGATGCAAAGGTAAAGAAGGCGAAGCGTTCCATAGACGACGCATTTGAGGGACTATAATTTATAAAACCTCTTCTATATTTTGAGGATTGAATAATAGAAACGCCGCCCCAGAAAAATCTGGGGCGGCGTTTAACTTTTTAAATATTTCATATATTTAAACGATATGTCAACCGCAAACTTAAAAATATTATTAGAATATTTGTTTGAAAAAACAAACACTAATGTATTTGGTAATTCATTTAACGATCCAGATAAAAAGCGTCCAATAAGTGATCCTCCAGAGAAGAACACGCCAGAGGAACAAAAGTTTGTTGATAAGCTTGACAAATGGTTTAATAGCCACTTGGTTGCCAGTAGTTTAAATAACTTTGCCGATGAAATAGCACGGCTAATGCCGCTTGTTAGGTCTGGCAAATATCCAGAGTTAACACCGCCTTCTGGTAATGTTTATAGAGGTATGACGTTGACACTAGAACAGCTTAAGAATTTCTTAGGTTTAGAAGAATTTACTATCAAAGCTGGCGAGTATAAGGTTATCAAAAAGGGTGGTGTTTTAACGCCTCAAAAAATAAAGTATTATAAAGCAGGCAAACCTATAAGTTCTTGGTCTACTGATGCTCGTGAGGCCGCACACTTCGCACTTAGTGATGGCAAGAAGCTCAATGGAATTGAGTTAAATGTTGTATTTATTGCAAATACAAATGATTCGGCAAATAATTTTATTCTCAATCCAGATAAACTTTTAAAATCTTATGTTCATCCTATAACAAAATATGTGAATGAAAAAGAAGTTTTAGGTATTGGACCGGTTAATTTTAATAGTGTTATTGTTTTTAGTAAAGTTGATGTAGTGCCCGAAGAATCTCCTGCTGCCGAAACAAAAAAGCTTTTGGATGCTGCATTTAATGACATCGTTAATGAAATTAATGCCAGTATTCAAGATACGAAATCGGAAATTTCTAAAGCTGCACAGAAACTCAGTTTACGATCACCATCAAATATGCGTAAAGTCCCATTGGTTCCGAATTCAGATCCATCTCATTCAATATTGGCAAATGGAATATATGAAATCATAAAAAGAAATGCAGAACAATATAATCTAAAAACAAAAAAACCTATAGATGCTCTAAAGCAATTGAAAAATAGAATAATTAGTATGCATACCGACAGAGCTTATGAAGGTATCAGTAGTTTAAGTAGCGTTGGTAACATTGCAGCTCGAGAAGCCCTTGGTTCAAGTATTAGATATGCATTAGGCGATAAAGCTAAAAAATACCTACATTTAAATCCGGACACGTTAGCTAAGAAGGCTTCCCGAAAAAGAGCTTAAGGTATTCTCGAGAATATAAACAAGAACGCCGCCCTGATTGATTTCGGAGCGGCGTCTTATATAGATATAGAGAAGATTTTTTACCGGTCAACGTTTGCTACGTTTGCCCTGAGCGGCCCGAGCAAGTCCACCGGCCATTTCTCGTGCTTCTCCTTCTGGGTAATTTGTAAGTGAAAGACCATACATATCTTTTGGTTCACTTTCCGCTGGTTCAAAACCAAGAAGATCCCTAAAAACTGCGTCTGCATGACCCGTTGTATAGTATTCGCCGTTCATCGCTGCGATTTCCATGCTCTTTTCAAGCTCGTCGTCTAACACACCAGGGTTTTCTTTTACAAAAAGATCATATGCTTTGCCATAAGCATCTTTCAAATCTTTTTTACGATCTCTTATCATATTAGAGTCATCTTTAGGTTTACGTGCCTCTGGCATACTAGAGTGAGCCATTTCTTCTACTTGCTCACGGATAAGTTGTTTGAGTTATTTCGCTGAAATCTTCATATTATTAATCTCTTCTTTTTACAAGGTTGGATTATAACTTATCACCACCGAGGGCCTTCCCAATCTGCAATCTCGGTATCATTTGTAATGTAATATTGTTCATCAATAACTTTTTTTGTTTCTGGATTGACCCATTTAACTTGGAACATTAACCTAAATCGACCACCAGGTTCGTAATCGCCATCATCATAATTCCAATTAACGATGGTTGCCTTAGTTACTGGTATATTATTATAGGTAAGTCCAACAAGTTTTGCACCAACTAACGGAGCAAATGCCGAAGTATAATATTGTTCAACAGCTTTTTTCCATCCATCTTCAATATTAGTAGCTTTTGCAAAAAATTGAGTCATGGTTAATTTCTTGCCGCCGCCAGCTTTTGCTGCTTCCATAGCGCCGCTATTTAACGGCATTTCTTCTACTTGCTCACGGATAAGCTGCTTAAGTTGTCTTACTGAAATCTTCATAATGTTAAATCCTTTCTCTTTCTAAGAGATTTGTTTCATTTAAATATTATTTACCACGCAAATCTTCTTTTTTTTCATCCCTTTTCAGTTTACGTTTAGATGCGTTTAGTATATGATGATTTGAAAGAAGGAAACACATGGCAAAACCAACAAAAAAATCAGGAGATACAGTAGCAACAGTTCAAGATACAGTAATAGACGATTTCTCGTCGGATCTTATCAAAGCAATCAATAAAGAACACAATGATAAGATCGCTTTCAATCTTGGTGTAGATGATGCACCAACATATGTTCATCGCTGGATTTCTACCGGTTCCCGACAACTTGATTATATCATAGCTAATCGTAGAGGTGGCGGAATGCCAGAAGGACGTATTGTAGAAATACAAGGTCCACCAGGCATAGGTAAATCAACTCTAATGGCTCAAATCGCTCGTTCAACTCAAAGAATGGGCGGCATTGCTGTTTATATAGATACAGAAAATGCAACCAATCCAGATACACTTTCAAATATGGGAGTTGATGTAGCAAGACGTTTCGTATTCGTTCAATCTCCTTGCACAGAAGAAATTCTTTCTGTTATAGAAAGCACAATTCTTAAAGCTCGCACAATGACAAAAGATGTTCCAGTAACCGTTATCTGGGATTCAGTTTCTCAATCTTCTCCAAAAGCTGAATTAGAGGGCGATTATGATCAAAATACCATTGGTCTACAGGCTCGTGTTCTTTCTAAAGGTATGAGAAAAATCGCTAACGTTATTGGTGGTCAAAAGGTTCTTTTAGTTCTTGTATCACAACAACGTCAAAAAATTGGTGTAATGTTTGGTGATTCTTGCGTGAGTCCCGATACAATCATTAAGATACGTCGTAAAATCGTAGGATGATGACAACAGAGAGTAAAAATCGGTATAGGAAAGACAAGTTGCCAATCTTTAGCTACTCGGAAGAGAGACGAAGAAATATTGGCAAAGCACGACTCAAACAACTTGATGCTGAAACTTTGAAACAGCTTCAAGAATATTGGGAAAAGCGATATGTTCCTGAAAAATGGATTTTAACCACTCTCAACCTGTCAAAGAGGGTCTATTCTCGTTATCTTACGGAACATTGTAAACATGAACAGATAAAGTTTTTGCCACAAAACTTGTCGCCGGATGTTTATCAGATGATTATCTCTCGAAGCAAAGAACAAGTCCCATATAAAACAATCGCAGAGGATTTGGACTTGGAATGTCGTCAAGTAAGAAAGATCATCTGTAAGCTTGCTCCATATTATGATATTGTGCCGGTATCCAAGCCAAGATATGTTCCAGATAAATATCATCGGGTAAAGCTCGCAAATCTTTTAAGCGACTATAATCATGCAAATCCAAAAAAGAGAGAACAAAATCCGAATTGGAAAGGCGGCAAAACAAAACTCGTAGAATCAATAAGAAAGCATGATAAATACAAAGCTTGGCGACTTGATATATTTGAACGTGACAAATTTACATGTATCCTCTGTCAAAATACGAAAGATATTCAGGCAGATCATATAAAGCCATTCTCAGTCATTCTTTTAGAAAACGGTATATGTTCATTAGAAAACGCTATAGAATGTAAAGAACTATGGAATAGAGATAATGGTAGAACATTATGTAAAACATGTCACCATAAACAACCAACACATGGAACAGGAGCCCTAAAATGGAAGAATATATAGAAGAAGAAATAACATTTAGAGAGTTGGCAAAACGATTAGGAATAGAAGATTTGGATACTCCAGAAGAGTATGATATCAAAGAAGAAGGATATCAAATCTTATCATATGATGAAGCAACTGGAAAAGAAGTTTGGCAAGCTTTAGAAGCATATGTAGTTAAAAAGAATGCTGCCGAACATTATCAGCTTAGTACATTACATGGAACCGCCGATCATAAAGTCCTTCTTGGAAAAGAATATGTAAGGCTCGCAGATCATCCGGGCGCAGAGTTGGTTAAACAGCCAATCCAAGTTGTTGATTGCCAGGTTGCAAATACACATTGCTACCTTGCTGAAGGTCAAGTAAATCATAATACTACTACATCTGGTGGTATGGCAATTCCTTATTCATCATCTGTTCGTATACGTCTTGATGGTGGTTCAGCTATCAAAGACAAAGAAGATAATGTTATAGGAATTAATGTTACTGCAAAGACGATTAAAAACAAAGTTGCTAAACCATTTCGTAAGGTTGGATTCCAGATAATGTTTGGTAAGGGTATATTTGAGAATGATGAGATATTTGATTTATTGAGAGAATATTGTAAGAGTAGCAAGAGTGGAGTAGTTGTTAATAATAAATCGGTATTAGTAGCTGGAGATGCAGCTTGGAAGACGTTTACGATAACGGATTTAAAGACTGGTGAGGTAGAATCTGAAGTTAAATTTTATAAAAATGAATTTTCTCAGAAAGTTTTGAACAAAGCTGAATACTTAGAGTATGTTAATGCGCTGATGGATGCTGCACTTATCATAAGCGGTAATGAAAATACTGAGGAACATATTACATTTGAAGGTATGACTGAAGGTGATGTAAGAACTGCTGATGAGTTAAGCGCCTGATATTAACATAACATACACAACACACACATAACACCCAAATTAAAGGCGATAATCTAAACTAACTGAGAGGTTAACAACGATTGTCGCCTTTATTTTTTAGGAGAAATTATGAAACACGATCCAAATGAAGCAATTAGATTAATGGAAAAGGAACCTATTGCAAATTCAGATTACAAGACACGTGATATGAATTGGATATCACCGAATATTTCAAAACCGGTTTTAGAAATAAAATTTAAATGCATGAATGAAAATGCAAAAATTCCTCATGCTGTAAGAGAAGGGGATATTGGTTTTGATGTTTATTGTGCTGAGAATATAAATGTTCCGGCAAGAGGATTAGCTAAAATATCAACTGGAATTCAATTAGCGGACATGCCAGTAATGGATAATGATCGTAATCGTATTTTTATGAAAATTGAAGGACGTAGTGGTTTAGCGAGTAAGGGTATATTTCCAGTTGGTGGAATTATAGATCCCAATTATCGTGGTGAGATAGGGGTAACTCTTATTAATCATAGTGTTGTTGATGCTGTATTTAATGTTGGTGATAGGATAGCGCAATTAGTTGTTTATAAGGTAGCCACGATGGGTGAAGTAGTTATGCAAGAGAGTGATGAGATAACGGAGACAAATCGTGGTTCTGCTGGTTTTGGTTCGTCGGGAAAGTAAAATAGTTTAATCAAAAAAGATAACGCCGCTTGGAAAAAAATCCTGGCGGCGTTTCAATTGGTATATCAATTAAAGAACTTGGTATATCTTCTCTATATGACATCCACCGCAACAGAAAGACCGATTATTCTTATAGACGGTTTTAATAATTTTATAAGACATTTTTTGGTCAATCAAGAAATTAATCTCCGTAGTCAACCGGTTGGTGGTGTAGTTGGGTTTATTAAATCGGTTGATTATCTTGTTGGAACCTTTTGCCCATCTCGTGTATATGTTGTTTGGGAGAATGGAGGTCCGTCGCCAAGACGTAGACACATTTCCCCACAATATAAAGCTAATAGAGCCAAGATGAAGGAAGTAAAGAAGATCCAACAAGGCAAGGAGAGCATACGGGATGTTTTAGCATTAGATGATGAAACCAGAATACAACAAATCACGATGCTAACAGCTCTATTGAAGAGCACTCCCGTATGTCAGGTTTATGTGCAAGATACGGAATGTGATGATGTTATTGCATATCTTGCTCAAGATAAATTTAGAAATTCCGGATCAAAAAGAATTATTGTTTCAAATGATAAAGATTTTTATCAATTATTGCATGATCCTGATATTCAGATATATGATCCGGCTACACGTAAAATTATAGATGACAATGAAGTATTAAACAAATTTGGTATATCTGCAAGAAATTTTTGTTTAGCTAAGACTATAGCTGGGGATGATAGTGATAATGTGGAGGGGGTTCCTGGTGCTGGATTTAAAACGGTAGCCAAACGATTTCCTATAATGGCTTCTAAGGATCAAGATGTTGATATAGCGACTATTCTTTTAGAAGCTCGTGCAGCGAATATAGGAAAGAAAAAACCTATTGCAATATATGATGACATATCCCAATGTGAAGGTTTGATTAGGCGCAATTGGGATTTAATGTATTTGAATAGTAGCAATCTTAGTGCCAGTCAGATTAACAAAATAAATTACATTGTGGATCATCACGAACCCAAGATGGATAAGCTTGGTTTAATTAAAACTGTAATGGAATGTGGTATAAATACTACATTTGATTATGATCGTTTTTGTTCCCAAATGCGTAATTTTGTCCGATAATTTCGGTTTTAAATAAATTTTTGGAAATGATGAAGGTTGGATGAAAGGAAGTCTATGAGCGTAGTATTTATGAAAACAATGAACGACAATAATGTGAAAACAGATTCCTCAAAAGGGGATGCGGGCAAACATTTCTCTTTTGATAAATCATTTCAAGAAAAGATTGTGCAAGCCGCTTTGATTGATAGAAATTGGGCTGGACAATTTGCTGAAGTCCTTGATATCAACTTTTTTCAATATGCGTATTTGAAGAAAATTGCTGATACGTATATGTCATATAACAGGAAATATAAAGAATTTCCTTCAATGCAACTTCTTGCTCAAATTATTGCTTCAGAATTAAAAAATCCTTCAGATTCAATATTGCGTTCTCAAATTCATGATTTCCTTCTTCGTGTAGAAGAAAATAATAATCTTGGTGATCTTGGATATGTAAAAGAAAAAGCTCTTGATTGGTGTAAGCGTGCAGGGCTTCAAAAGGCTCTGGAAGCCTCTATAGAGTTTATTGAAACCGAGAAGTATGAGAAGGTGGTAGAGACAATTAAAGCCGCTATAAACGCTGGTAATGAGCATTCTCCAGGTCTTGAACTCAAAGATGATGTAGAAGCTCGTTATAGTGAGACATTCCGTAGAACGGTAGCGACTGGCGTTAAACAACTTGATGATAAGAAAATTCTTAATGGTGGTCTTGGTGCTGGTGAGCTTGGCGTGATTATAGCACCAACAGGCGTTGGTAAAAGTCATTTGCTTACCCATTTTGGAGCACAAGCTCTTCTTCAAGGCAAGAATGTATTGCATTATACATTTGAGTTAAATGAGAGAGCGGTTGGTATTCGTTATGACAGTCATCTTTTAGAAATTGATAGTATTGATTGTTATGAACACAAAGAAAAGATCAAGAAGTATTATGAAGATAATGCTGAAACTCTTGGACGTTTAAAGATCAAGTATTATGCTACTGGAACAGCGACGATCAATACGCTTCGTGCTCATATTGATAAACTTGCTAATGAAGGATTTAGACCTGATGTATTAGTAATTGATTATGCTGGAATTATGCGTTCCAGCGAGAAATATGAACTTTTACGTCTTGAATTAAAGAAGATTTATGAAGAATTGCGTGGTTTTGCTAATGAGATAGACATTCCTGTATGGACGGCATCTCAATCAAATAAAGAGGGTGCCAATAAGGATTATGTTGATCTTACAAATATGGCAGAAGCATATGGTCAAGCTCATGTGGCGGATTTTGTTGTTGGACTTGCAAGAAAAAGTATTAATAAGTCTACCGGTTATGGAAATATTTTCATTGCAAAAAACCGAGCGGGTATAGATGGTGTTCAATTCCAAATACACTTAGATACTGCTCGTTCTAAACTTCGTATCTTAACTGAAGAAGAATTCAACAGACTTAAATCAGATCAGGAAGAACTTGAAGATGGAAATCTCAAGAACTTCTTCCGAGAAAAAATTAGAGAATATCAAAAAAATCATTGAGAGGTGTTATGTCCTTATTAGAACGTCGTCTTACATACAAGCCATTTTTATATCCTGAAGCTTATTCTTATTGGCTTAAACAACAACAAGCTCATTGGCTTTCAACTGAAGTAACGTTGAATCAAGATCTTCTTGATTGGAATATGAATTTAACGCCTTCTGAGAAATCTGTAATTGGCGGTATTCTAAAGGGATTTACGCAGACAGAAATATTTGTTAATGATTATTGGTCAAATAAAGTTGCACGTTGGTTTCGTCATCCCGAGATTGTGATGGCGGCAACAACAATGGCTTCATTTGAAACAATTCATACACAAGCTTATAGTTTACTTGATGAGACTCTTGGTTTTGAAAATTATGATGCATTTCTTGCGGAACCAACGATTAAGGCAAAGATTGATCGTCTTATAGATACTGGTAATCTTTCGTTAAAAGAAATGACACCAGAGAAAAAAATGATTATGGCAAAATCGCTGGCTGTATTTTCGGCTTTTACGGAAGGTGTTAGTCTGTTTTCTTCATTTGCTGTGCTTTTACATTTTTCTCGTTATAATAAAATGAAGGGGATGAGTCAGATTGTTACCTGGAGTATAAAAGACGAGACTTTGCATTCTGAATTTGGTTGTTATCTTTTTCGCAAATTTATTGAAGAGAATTCAGAAATTTGGACTGATGAATTTAAAAAAGATATCTATCAAGCGGCAAGAGACACGGTAGCAATAGAAGATAATTTTATTGATAAAGTATTTGAGCATGGAAATATTGAAGGATTGACGAAGGAAGATTTAAAGGATTTTATTCGTCATCGTGCTAATATGCAACTTGGTAAACTTGGTTTAAAACAAAATTGGAAGAATGTAGATAAAGAAGCATTGAAGCGTATGGAATGGTTTGATGCTATTGGTGCTGGAGTTAGACTTGATGATTTCTTTAGTGTTAAACCAACGGACTATAGCCGTGGTGTTGTAAATTTTGATGATATGTTTTGAATAAAGAGAAATATTATGAAGACATTAGAAGAATTAAAAGCTGAAGGGGAAGCGCCGGAATGGCTAACGAGCGATGCATTCCAAATGTTGAATGGCGGTTATCTTTGGAATGATGAAACTCCAAGAGGGATGTATCAGCGTGTAGCGAGGAGTGTTGCCAATTATATAAAGAAGCCCGAGCTTGAATCAAGATTCTTTGATATAATGTGGCGAAATTGGTTATGTCCTTCTACGCCGGTTTTATCTAATGCTGGAACAACGAGGGGATTACCGATTTCTTGTTTTTCATCATATATGCCGGATGATACATATGAGATTCTTGAGACATTGCAAGAAGTGGCGATGTTATCCAAGTATGGTGGAGGAACTGCGATTCATGTTAATGATGTTCGTCCAAAGGGTGCTGTGATATCTAAGGGTGGTCATTCTGATGGAGTGGTTCCATTTCTTAAGATGGCGGATAGTGTTATTCTTGGTATATCTCAGGGATCTACACGTCGTGGTGCATGTGCGGCATATATTGATATTGAACATGGAGATTTTGATGAATTTCTTCAATCTCGTAGACCGACTGGAGATATTAACCGACAATGTTTAAATTTGCATCATGGTGTATGTGTTTCAAATGCGTTTATAGACAAAGTTAAGCTTGGAGATGCTGAAGCCCGTAGACGATGGAAAGAATTGATTAAAAGCCGTGTAGAGACAGGGGAGCCTTATATCTTTTTTACGGACAATGCGAATGATCAAGCGCCGGATGTATTAAAAGAAACTGGAATTAAATTAAAAGGATCAAATTTATGTTCTGAGATCTTTTTGCCAACAGATAAGGATCATAGTTTTGTTTGTTGTCTTTCTTCTCTTAATCTTGCGAGATGGGATGAATGGAAGGATACGGACACTATTCAACTTTCTGTTTGGTTTCTTGATGGAATAATGGAAGAATTTATTCAAAAAGCGTCTGAACTTCGTGGATTTGAAAGAGCTTTACGTTTTGCTAAAAAATCTCGTGCTCTTGGACTTGGAGTTTTGGGTTTACATTCTTATTTGCAAAAAAATATGATTGCATTTGATAGTCTTCAAGCTTATCTTGCAAATAAAGTTATATTCAAAAATATTCGTTCTGAAGCTGAGTTAGCCACGGCGGCTTTAGCAAAAGAATATGGTGAACCAGAATGGTGTCGTGGTCATAATAGAAGAAATGCAACTCTTCTTGCAGTAGCTCCAACTGTATCTAATTCTCTTATTGCATCTAATGTATCTCAAGGTATTGAACCTTGGATTGCTAATGCATTTGCTCAGAAGAGTGCTAAGGGAACCTTTGTAAGAAGAAATCCAGAACTTGAAAAATTATTGAGTAAATTAGATAAAAACAATGATGAAGTTTGGGGTTCAATTTTAAAGAATGATGGAAGTGTTCAGCATCTTGAATTTTTATCTGATCTTGAGAAAGAAGTATTTTATACTGCCAGAGAATTAAATCAATTTGCGATTGTTAAATTAGCTGCGGATCGTCAACAATTTATTGATCAAGGACAAAGTGTTAATATCTTTTTCCCAGCCAATAGTGATCCAAAGTATATTAATCAAGTTCATTTAGAAGCAGCTACGAGTGGATTGAAGAGTCTTTATTATCTTCGTTCTACATCTATTTTAAAGGCTGAACAAAATACTAATGCTGTTTACAAGAGGGAATTGACGGAATGTAGTTGGTGTGAAGGCTAATTAATATCTGAAATTATAGGAATATAAAATGTCAGATATTATATTTGAAGTTAGACGTTTTCAAAAATTAGCTGGAATACGTGAAGCTTTTGAAGAGCGTCCATTACAAATATATTTTGATATGGATGGTGTTCTTGCGGATTTTGAAGGTGGATTTTCAAATAAATCAATTGATATTGCCCGACGTGATTTAATTGAACTTCAAAATAAAATTCCTGAATTCAAAGGTAAAAGTTTTGATGAATTAAAAGCAATGTTAGCTGGGATTCAAAAAAAGCCTTCACATAAAGCTTTGAAAAATGCTTTATATGATATGAATAAAGAGATATATGCAATATCTGGACAAGAGGGATTTTTCTTGAATTTACCAGAAATGCCGGGTGCCAGAACAATGTTAGAAGTTGCAATACAATTATCTGGTAGATTGCCACATATCTTGACTGCACCAGTAAAATCTGAATTTTGTCAACCAGAAAAAGAACAATGGATGATTGATCATTTTGATGGACTTTATGATCAATTCTATTGTCAATCTAATAAAGAAGAATTTGCTAATCCAGATGCTTTATTAATTGACGACAGAATGAAAAATATCAATATATTCCGAGAAGCTGGTGGACAAGTTATTTATCACACCGATCCAGAAATAACAATTAAAAGACTTAGAGAAATATTTGCTTAAGGAATATTATAAGTTCCTTTTCTTTCTTCAAAGAATTCTACTAATTTAGATAATATTCCAGCAAGTTGTTCTACGTCTGCTAAGGCATCATGCCAATGTTCTGTTGATATTTGAAAAGCGGTTCCAAGATTACCAAGACGATTTAAGAATTTCTTTTCTGGTCTTAGAATACGAATCAGAGGTTCAGCAACTGGATCACCTTGTTTTTCCATTATTTTCAAAAGTGGAAAGAAATAATTTTTATTAAGAGTTAATGTGTCAACAACTGGTAATCTTGGTAATTTAGGGAGATTATTACGTTCCAATGCTTTACCAATTTGATACATATCAAATCTTGCATTATGTGCAACTAACAAAGGATTTAGACTTTCAAGATTTCTTATAAAGTTCAAAAACTGTTCCATCATTTCTTTTTCTTCAAGACGAGGAGCAGTTTCTGAATGATAAGCGGTCATTTTCAAGATTTGATCAATTGTTAAACGATCTTTATATTTTGCTGCCCATGCTCCAGAAGCAACTCTTTCAGCTTCATTTTCCATTCTCTTTTTTACCGCATCAGATAAATTTGCTTTATAATTGATTTGATCAATTTTTTTACCACTTCTTGTATCATAAGCTACAGCGGCAATTTGTGTGATCATTACATAATCATTTCGTGGTCCTAAACCGGTAGTTTCGGTATCCAAAAATATTAAAGTTTTATCCTTGAGTTTATCAACCAATTGTTCTAAATTCAGAAGAGATCTTTCAATTTGACCTTCATCTAAGGATTCATGAACGATTTGTTTGACCTGTAATTTTATATATTCCTTTAATAAATTCATATTGGTTTATCTTTTTTCTTAAATATGGTATAATAGATGTTAGGAATATAATCTTTTGAAGAAAAGGTGTCTATGGGTGGATTAGGTGGACATATGGCGCATCCATATGAAAATATGGATCTTACTTTTGGACAACTCAAGGCTATTTTTCATCAAGCCAGCAAAGGTAAATTGCAACAAGTTTCGGAAAAGCTTGATGGACAAAATGTATTTTTCACATATCGCCAAGACGGTTTGAGATTTGCCAGAAATATCACCGATATAAGAAATGGCGGCATGAATTATGATGATATCATAACTCGGTGGCGAGATCGGATTCCAAGCATCGCTTCGGCATTTGGCGAGGCTTATAAGGCTTTGTCCATAGCCATAGGGTCATTGTCATCACGAGAACGTTCCAAGGCTTTTGGAGGCAAAAGAATCATTTGGTATTCAGCAGAAATATTGTTTGCTGTTAGCCGAAACGTTTATAACTATGATGGTGATTCTATCGTTATTCATAAAAGTGGAACAATATATGATAATGGCAAACCTCTAAAAATTGATACTACCAGAAATTACAATAATCTAATATCATATATTCCAAAAATGGAACGTGCTATTGGAAATACAAATATTCGTATTATGGGTCCAGTATTAGTTTACCTAAATAAACTATCTAATAATGAACCATTGGAAACTGCTATTGCAGATCTAAATTCTATTATGGTTAAGCACAATCTAAGCAATCAGGACACATTGTCAGATTTCTTCATTGATCATTTGGTAGAAAATCAACTTAAAGATTTAAATACTGATTATGACACAAAGCGTTATATTGCTGAATTGATATCTGACATTGATGAACTTATTAATCCTCGTAAGGTTTATTTGAAGACTTTGGAACAAGCTGGATTGATTACGAGAGAGGAGAACAAGAATATTTCTGTTTTATTTTCTCAAGCTCCGAAGCTTTATATGGATTTGATTGAACCGATTAGAACGATTATGAGGGAATTTTCGGTTGAGTTATTTAATTCGGTTCAAAGTAATTTGATTTTGGATTCGGATATAGAAATTTCACGATTGCGTTTAGAAGTTCAAAGCGTTAAGCAACGAATTAATGTAAACGGTTCAGATCATCAAAGGGAATTGTTTAATAAAGAATTTGGGCGTTTAAAAAATATTGATAGCATTACCAGTTCTATGGAAGGTATTGCATTTAATTTTGATGATCGGGTTTATAAATTTACTGGAGCATTTGGTCCAATGAATGCAATTCTTGGCATTTTCAAATATGACCGATAATTAACGTTATGTCGGAAAATCTTAGAAAATTATTGGAATATCTTGTTCAAGAAGAGTTAGATGAACAAAATGCTTTAGCTGCTGGTGGTGTAGCTGCTACATCAACTGGTTTAGCTTTAAATGTAAGAAAATTTCGTCCAGCAGGTAAAAAAAGAAAAAGAAGATTAACGGAAATTAATACTGTATATGGGACAAATAGCCCCCAAAGTTTTGCAGATATAGAATCCGAGGACATGGATGCGGCAAGAGAAGATGCAGATTTATCTCAAAATGATGATACAAAGAGTCCGAGAAAAGATTCTGGTCGTGATAGAAAAGACAATAGAAGAAAAAAGAAATTTAAATTTCGTAAAAGCGAGCAAGGTTATAATCCAGTAGCAGATACAATGTGGAATTATGGTGATAAACCAACAGGAGATACACCGGCTACACGTGTAAAATATATTGCCTTAGAAGAAAGTGTAAATTTAAGAAAAAAACAAACGGTTAAGGTTATTGTAGATAAACAATTACAACAAAAATCATTTGAAACTATTATTGATTTTATTAAATTCACTAACAGTATATTAAAACTTAATAATCTTCCAGCAATATATCTTCATACGATAAAGAAACCAGAAATGACGACTGGTATGTTTAATCGTCAAACAAACACATTACATGTTTTAGTTGGTAAACGTCTTATTGTAGATGTATTAAGAACCATTGCTCATGAGTTGACACATGCCAAACAACATGAAGCGGGTTTATTGGATATTCATTTAGCTAATATTGATTTTAATAATGAGATGGCAGATATAGATACGCCTTATGAAAATGAGGCGTATACTCTTGCTGGAAACATTGTAAAAATATTTTGTCGCAAATATCCCAAGATTACCAAGGACGAACTATATCAATTAAATGAAGTTGTAAAGAAATTACGATAAAATCATATAGCTTCCCTCTATTTATATTAGTGTGTTATTGTTGTGGAGGGTGTTATGAAATTGTTGGGCGTATTTTTATCATTTTTAATGTTATTTGGTTGTTCGGGTAGCAACGTTAATATTCAAAGATCTGATATGGATCAAGATATATTACGTAATGCATTACAATCTACAGTTATTATTGTTGAAAACAGAAATGAATCCAATGAAGAAAGCATTGCGGCTGTAGAATGTAGTGGATTTTTCGTTGCTCCAAGAGTATTAGTAAGTGCTTTACATTGTTTCCAACGTATCATTAGAATTCAATTAAGAGATGGAGTATTGCAACTTCCTACTCGTCCAGATCCAACTGGCGATGTTATTCAATTTGTAAGATATGATGAAATTGATCATATGAGCAGACGATATCTTGTAGATGTAATCAATGAAGCAACTGTTGTCAGAATAGATGCCGATAGAGACATTGCAATATTAAATTTAAATCCTGGAACTCAAGATTCTGTTCGGTTTTTGACATTAAGCAATCGTATTCCAGATGTTACTGAGAGAGTTTATTTAATTGGTCATCCATTGGAGATGGTTTGGACGGTTGGAGATGGAATTGTTTCTCGTAACGTTATTATTGGGGAACAATTATCTTATATTCAAACAAATATTGGATTAGTTGGTGGTTATTCTGGTGGTCCGATGTTAGATATTAATGGTAATGTTTTAGGTATGGCAAATTATTTTGTTGGTCAAATGCATCATTTATCGTTATTTGTTTCGGCACAAAGGATATCTAATCTTATAATTAACTGATAAGATGCAGACAATTGATATAATCAGATACGGCAATCCAACTAAGTATCAACAAAAACGGATAGAAGAAGAAGACGAGTTAACTGCTCGTCTTTTTCGTGCTGGATTATATAAAGAAATTTTAAATCAACCGCCGCCACTTAATTCTTCCATTCAAACACAACAAGAATTAAATGATATCGTATTAAAAGTTAATTCTTTAACAGATAAACAAAAAAAGTTTTGTAAACGAGCTGAACACGATATGTATGGTTTATATGTTTCTTTATTAAGAAAACATGGAATAAACAAATATACTCGCATAGATTTTGAAAATTTTTTTGATAAAACCGATCCATTTCTTTTTAGAATCAAATATTTCTATAATCGTCCAAGACCATATCAACTTGCTGTATATTTGCAACCAGATTTATATTTGCCGATAAAAACATATACAACAATTACACCGGCATATCCAAGTGGTCATGCATTTGAAGCAACGTTATTGTCTTTGTTATTGAGTAGACATTATCCAAAATTAAGAAAAGAATTAATGAAATTAGCCAAAAATATTTCTGCATCAAGAATGTATATTGGTGTTCATTATAAATCTGATTGTATATTTGGAATTAAACTTGCAAGACTAGTTGTTGATTATGTGGATGATTTAAAATGATTAATTGGTTTAAGACAATTTTTAAAAAACAAAAAAAACAAGAACAACAGATTGACGTTAAAGACATAGAATTGGGGACTCATTTAAGATTATATTTTAAGGATCCTCGTTCTATTGGAATTATTAATTCAGATATGACGTTGAGATATGATCTTGATGATATACAGAAGAAATTTATAACTGGTGCTTTGACAAATCGTAAAAACGTTAGAGATATTATTTTTTTAGAATTGGCAACCTATAAATATTTAAATGGCGAACGTAGAGAACGTGTATATACATTAATGCATGAAGAGATAGAAAAAATAGAAATTTTATAGCTAATTAATTCAAAGAGGACATATGAATAAAAAAATACGTATTAATGAAAAAAATTTAAGTCGCCTTAAAAAACTTATTCGTGAAGAAATTACATTACAAGAACAAAAACAATTAAATGAAGGAATAATGGATGTTATTGGTGGTGTTGTTGGCAATGCTGCTGGTGGTTTAATTGAAA